TGACGTCATAAAGTTAGTGATGGCTTGCTGGCTGGCTTTCGAGCCGGTGGTCGCGGCTTCCGCAATAGCATCCAGCGCTGCGGCGGTCTTCGGCCCTGCACTCGTCGCGGTCTTTTCGAGGTTTTTGACGGAATCGGCACCGTCGTTCATGCTCGCTTGCAGCTTGGTCGTATCGCCTTCGACCGAGATTACCCCTTTACCAATCTGATCGCTCATGTCGGCATCACCCCAAATATCGATGCGCGAATCAGATCCGATTGCGCTTTAGCGTCTTCGAGCAAAATCGGCTCATCTGACAAAGTTGCTTTTTCGCGTCCCGACCACGGCACGAAGTCCAATATGCCAAATGGCTCTGGATGCGTCGCCGTGTCTCTGTTGATGTTCGCCAGCATCGATGTCACCATGCCAGCGCGCATATCCTCATAGGGCGCTCCAAATGGTTCAATTTGGGAATATTCGAGCCATTACGCAAACTCAATGCTGTCAATCTCACGTTGAGCCTGCGCAACACTCATTCCGAGGTGGCCGGCGAGGCGATACCAGAAGCGGAGTTCTGGCCGGCCTCGGAGTTTTTTGCGATTTCCTCGCTGGCTTGCTGCGACAGGCCATTGATAACGGCAGCGCGGGCCGCGAGCCGCATCAGGATCTCGTTGCTCTTGCCTTTGAGTAGCTCGACATGGTCATAGCTAAAGATGGCAGAGCCGTCTTCATGGATCGCGCTGGCCACGATCAGTCTAGCCATGAATCCTTCGAGTCCCTCGCCTTCGATGCGCTTCTGATCGAATTCTGAGCGACCGGCACCAGACATGACCGAAATACGTATCGTGCATCCCCACTCGGGAACGGGGATCTCCTCGAACTTTCGGTCTTGTACAGTGAAGATATGATCGAGGTCAGGTTTCGCGTTGATAGATTTTTTCATGATCGAGTTATTTTTCATGCTTTGGGAGGTGCCCAGGTCACAACACCGGTAATCTTGGTCGTGTAGGAAGCTGTCAGGATCTTGTCCACACCACCTGTCATCGGCGTTGTCTTCACGTAGCCCGCCCATGTCCCGATGTTTCCATCAGGCAAGGTCATGCGCCAAAGCAATGTGGCGGCAGCAGCGCGAGCCGTCTGCAACATCAGTTGGCCTGGGTCCGCCAAATTTTTCTTCAGATCGAAATTGAAAGCACCAAAGTCCTGTAAGCCGGGGACCGACTCCTTAGCTTCGCTGTCCAGATCCGTTGAGTCGATATCTGAAGGTGCGCCATCGAATCCTGTGAAGGTCTGAATTCCGCCAATGTGGACATATACGGGCGTTTCGCCCCCCGTACTCACTTCAATTTTTGTTCCCTGTGCTGAGACAGCCTTGCCCATACGATTCTCCAAATAGACGAGACCACCGAAATCGGTGGCCTCAAGATCCCGCATTTGATTCGGGGGATGTGCTACGGCGTGTAAAAAATTGAGAAATCCTGACGGAAGCCGTGAAGTTTGGTTGCGTCTTCCCACTGGCTGGTCGGTTCGCCTAAGGAAGTACCTGAGATTGGCGCACTCGTTAAGATGGCGCCAACGCTCGTCATGATCCTGTCGGCGGACAGATATCTATCTGACCAGACGTCGATTTGCATGCGTACATTTTTAGTATCTGGACTGCCGTCTAGGTCCAGGTCGTCGAGCGGCTTTCCACCGGCGCGGGTGTATACGATGTATGGGAGGGCCGTGTTGGCCGGAGCAACGTTGGGGAAAACGCGCGCGCCAGCACTGCCTTGCCCTGGCACCAACCCTTTCAATGCTGCAACTATGGTGGCCTCTATGGTCATGAATGCATGTCCGCTAAAGCCTCATACCAACTGTCCGCAAGGGACGCGCGCATGGCATCAAAGGCTTTTAAAATTAGACCGTCAAATGCCGGCCGCATAAATGGATGGGCCGCCGATTTTGAGGTACCAAACTCGACAAATCGCCAGTAAAAGGCATCTTGTGATCGGTCTTTCTTTCCGTCTTCAATCCAGGTACCTTGGCGAACCGTCACGTAATAGGTTTGATGATTCGCGCCATCCGATGCCTCGGCGATATGCTTCAAGATGATCGAATTTTTCAAAACTCCCTTCTTTTCGGGCGCTCGTAGCTTGGCTTCATCACGTATCAGACGCCCACCCGCGACAACGGCACGACGCAATGCCGACTCGCCAAATATCGCTGGTAGCGAGCGAAGGTTCTCTGAAATATCGTCAAAACCGGAAACTTCAAATTTGACGGATTTACTCATGAGTTAAGCCCTCTTCGACCATCAAGGTAATTTGCCGGTTACGCTCGTCCTCATTGAGCGATACGTGAATCTGGAAAATCCTTGTGCCATAAAGGATGCGCATCGCGGCAACGACGGCTGGCACCGCCAATTCATCGCGATATCGCAAAGTCACTTTGTGAGTGACCGACGACTGTTCCGCCTGGGCCGCGAGAAGCTGACGACCACTCAAGGGCTCGATGTCAGCCGCCACAGAAAATCCATCGACCCAATCCGTTGATTCTTGCCCTGCGGCATCTTCTTGGCCAGCGGCTGGCGACTGAAACAAGATGCGGTGGCGCAGTTTTCCAGCTCTCATCATCAAGCCCGCCAAATGCGATAGCCATCAAGCAGGCAATCGAGGTATGTTAGAACAACGGTCGCCGCGCGACTGTCTGCGATTTCCGCTTCACGATTCTCGTTAAAGGCACCGGTTGCGGCCATGATCCATTGTTTGATGGGAGCCGGCACGAGTGTGCCTGCATCGTCATAGCCCGCGATATACGTCGCAACGACATCGCCCTTCGGAAGTCCGCTGACAACAGCATCGTCGCCGGGTGTAAAGCTATAAGATAGAACTGGAACCCCAGCGACCATCACGGATTTAATGGTTTGAACCGGCCAACGGGTCAACTCAACCTCCCCATATGCGCGCCGAAACGTCTCTTGAATCGTCTGAGTGATCAGCGCGCGGCCCGTGATACTCTCGGCTCGCGTGGTCGCGGCGCTCAGATATTCGGTCAGCAAATCGTCATCGTCCACGCTATCGATGCGGAGATGTTTTTTCAACATGGCGAGCGTGACCGGCAGTTGTGCCGGCGGCACAATAACTTGAGCCATCGGATCCCCTCAAAAAATGGCTTCGGGGGCGGTCGCTGACCGCCCCTTACCCTAAAACTCTTGAAAATTACTTCACTGCTTGCTGCATGGCCTTCCACGCGCCACCCACATCGACACTGGCTGCGTCGCCGCGATACATGGCAAGAAAGCCGACCTGCCCTTTCATCGTGAAATTTGAGTCGGTCATGCGAAACAGCATCACTTGCATGACGTCACGGATCAGGTAGTTAGTGAAGTCGCCAAATAGGATGGACTTAGCCGATGCTGCAATTTGCGGGATGTACTGGTTAATGGTGTAGCCATACCCCAGCAAGGTGTCCGGCTCTTTCACCGCAATACCCGGCAACCATAGCGGGCGGCCGTAGCCGTCCTTCAAGCGCTTCAGTGCTTTAAGCGTTTGGTCGTGGAACATCCACCTGACTTTGGGGCCATTGCGGTAAGCAGGATCTACCGAGTGTTCCAGCTCGATCAAGTCTTCATATTCGACCTCGGTGGCCGATTCAGCCACAAAGCCGACAGAGGCTGCGGTCACGGCACCCTGCGGCTCGCCGGTCCCCGTGCCAATTGCGTACTTCAGTTCGGTAATCCGGGCAATGCGGGTCGCAAGGCGGCTATGGATATGTCCTTCAAGATCAATACGACTGTCTTGCAATAGCTCGATAGGCACAGCAACCGACTTCGAGCTAAATTTGTACGCATTGATTTCCTTCATGCCGAATGAGAAATCACCGCTGGTGACGACTTTATTCTGCCCGACGATCTCACCCAACTCCGATGTCGCGTCCGTGGTCGGCCATTGGATTTGCACACCATTCCCGGTGCCAATGACGGTCGCAACCGTTCGCATGCCACCGAAGGCTTTCATCGCTTCAATCAGATTGGTCGCAAAATCGACCGGCACCAGGTAGCCGCCGGACGATACATCCGTACTCATATCGTTGCGGACACTCGCGGCACGTTGTGCAACGTAGTCACGCTGCTTTTCGTTCAGCGCATCCTTACCATTACGGATCCAGGTGTTGAAAATGGATTTTTCCATCGCCAGATTGGAATGTGCTTCGTCGGTGGACGTGCCAGCTGCAAGCGCACGGTTTTGGACTCGACCGAATTCGGTCTCGGCTTCATCCAAGACACGCTGATTGCGCTCGATTTCGCCGTCGACCTCGCCGATCTTATTAAACAGGTCGTCATAGTCCTTTTGCTGTGCTTCGCCCCAGGCGGAACCCGTATGGTTATCAACCAGATTACGAATCTGTTTGGCAAGCTCCGAACGGCGCTCCCGCAGTACTTGAATTGATACTGGCATGCTTGACTCCAAATAAGAAAGCCCGCTCACGCGGGCGTAAAAAAAGCCGCCTGGGTGGGCAGCTTGGTTGAGCGCGGGAGCGAACCCTACGCAGTACGTTCCAACATGAGTACTCGGCGCTGCCGGTCGGCGGCAGCGTAGTCATGATCCGTCAAGGTGCTGGGCGCATTTTTGTAAGCGCTCAGATCCCACTTGTTGCTGGCTGACTTGGTCGCAACGATGTTATCGACCAAGCCCACTTCCTTCGCTTCCTGTGCCGTGAACCAGGTCTCTGCACTCATCCATCCCGTGACGACGTCCATGGCTTTGCCCGTCTTGGCGGCATAGTCGTTCGCGATGCTTTGATCGATTTTTTGGAGCAGTGTGATGGTGTCCGCCAGATCCGAGGCGTTGCCGACGGCGACGGTCCAGGCGTTGTGAACCATCATGAATGCACCTTCCGCAATATTCACGGTCTTTGCCGCTAGCGCGACGTAGGTCGCGGCGCTGGCTGCGATGCCGTCAATGTGCGCGGTCACGTTGCCGTGCTGCTGAATCGCTGTCGCCAACGCACGGCCATCAAATGCGTCGCCGCCTGGAGAGTTGATCCGCAGGTTGACCGAGGCTCCCTTGGTGTTGTTCAGCTCTTTAATAACGTCCTGAGCCGCGATACCGTTCCAGCCGCCGATGGTGTCGTAGAGGTAAATATCCGTGCCGGATGCAGTGTTATTCACGCGGAACTCGGGCTCTTTTGTGCCGGATAGGCAAAAGATCTTGTTTTTCATTCGGGAATATCCTCGGGGTCAGGTTGGTCGGGGACCAGCGCCGGCTCACCGCCGCTTGGACCTTTGTCGGTACTGGGTACGGCTGGGCTATCCGACGCGGGTGCGGTTGGGAAATACACCGCATCGCATGCGCCGCCCTTCGGTGGCTGATTGCTTCTTGCGCGTA